GTTCATTGCTTTAGCTAGCACAGACATTACGCCAGACTTACAGAACGTCCAAGGTGTGGTATTGAAAAACGCTTATCCTTCGCAAGAGTCACTAAGACCAGAAGAATATTGCCAAGTTAGCAGATTCCGATTCTTTGTATCGTCTAAAGCTGCAAAAATCCCAGGAATTTCTCAACCATCTGGACAAACAGTTTACACAATTCCAATGTTTGGTCTTGAAGCTGCTGCAAAAGTCGAGCAAAACAACTACACAGCAATTTTAGGATACAGACCTCCTTATGTTGTTTCATCTGTAGGACAAAACAGCCAGTTATATGCAAAGTTTGCGATTGCACGTGCGATTACAAACCAAAACTGGGTATCTGGTCTTAACGTAACATCAAGACTATAAGGAGAAATTATGGCTTTTACTTTGATTACACAAGGTTCATTTTTATCTGCTGGCGCAGCGGTAAACATCGATCTTCCAAGCTCTGCTGATTACTTTAAAGCAATCAACATGACACAGCTAGCGACGACTCAAGCGACTGGACGAGGAGTCATGTTTGAGTGGTTCGGTAACCCTTCCTTTGCACAGAATAGTGCGATTAGATGGTCTAAAACCAACAGTTCTGACGCTCTTAATATGAGCTTGGTTACAAGTGGAGGTTTTAACTACCTCACTTCGTATCCACAGCCAGAAGCTGCCGTTGTAGGCACTGCGATTACCGCTGCATCTCCAGCCGTAGTAACAATGACTAACACATACTCAGCTGGTGATAAAGTTGTACTTTATAACACAGTTGGTATGGCGCAAATTGGCGGTATGGCATTTACAATTTCTTCAGTAACTGGATCTGCTTTTAGCCTTATCGGTTTGCCAGCAGCAGGATTTGCAGCAGCAGCGACAGCGGTTACAGCAAGAAGAGTTTCAAGTGTTACACGTGTAGAACCTGAGTTTTTATATGTAACGGCAATTAGTAAAGCAGCTCAAGCAGTTGTAACTTGCTCACAACTACCAGCTAACGTGTTTGTAGGACAAAAACTTGTCTTTCAAGTACCACAAAGCTTTGGTATGACTGAGATCAATAGCACTAATTTAAATGGTATTCCAGTAGTCGTGACTTCAATTGCAAACGCAGCGTCTGCATATCAGTTCACAATTAGTTTGAATACTACAGGGTTTACAACTTTTGCATTCCCAGCTTCGACTACATCGCCAACAGCACCGTTGTTTGCGACAGTAGCAGCTGCGGGAGCACAAACTTCGTATGATCCTGTACTGCAAACGTACACAGGGTACAACATTTCTGTAGATTCTTTCAGATCTGGGATGATGTTGCCTGCGATGAATTTACAAGCAGGGGCGCAATCTCCAGCTGGTTCAAGCGGTGATACAATTACGTGGCAAGCGTTTAAATGCGAGTCAACGTTTTACGGAAGTGTATAGTCGTTAATACTTGCTCCCTCTTAAAACGGGGGAGCACTTTAGTAAGGATAGAATATGGCAATTGTTTACGGTGACAATATTTACTTGCCTGCAAGTCCTGTAACACCGCCTTTTTTGACAATATCCTCAATTACTCGCACCACTCCCATGGTAGTTACTGTAACAACCCCAAACTCGTACGTAGCGGGTCAGAAAGTTCATTTTACTGTGCCATTTGATTATGGTATGACTCAGTTAGACCAAGTTACTGGTGAAATTTTATCTGTTAGTAGCTCGAATCTTATCCTCACTGTAGCTATTAACTCGACTCAGTTTGACTCATTTACAATCCCAAGCAGTGGAAGCAAGCCAGCAACGGTAGCTCCTGCGGGATCGAAGAACATATATAACATCTTGCAAGCTTCGTTTAGAAGCGTAGACGGGATGGAAGGGAATTAAAAACTTAATAAGCTTAAGAATTGTAGAAATTGGTATATAAAATGTAAGCTAACTCGCATATCAAAAAGATTATTTTAAACCTAACATAGGTTGATATAAAGCTTACGATATGAGGTTAAAACATGGAAAACCTAGGGATAAAATGACTGTATTATCAAATATTAAAGACCCGAGCCCGATGCTAACAGCTTCAGGTAAAGAGCACGGACTAGTAAACGTCACAAGAAATTCAGTAGAAAACAGCAACTTTAAGCGATTTAAAGAACAAGATCGTCCAGCTATGGAAGCGTTGCGAAAAGAAGAATCTAAACTTACTAAAGCCCGCTACATTAACACTCTAGGCAAAAGCGAAACGTTAGAATTGACTTATTGCAGATGGGACGGCGATCCACTTTTAGAATACAGATTTATCCCAAATTTTGCTTATGAAGTGCCAAACGGCTTGATTATGCAAGTGAATGGAAAGAAAGTTATGAAGAGAAGCGGTTTGATAGATTCTAAAGAAAATGTGTTAGCAATAGATCAAGTAGAACAATCAGAACACATGTTTGTACCACTTGGCTTTTAGGGGAAATAAAATATGAGCGCAGTCGCACCAGCAAATTCTACCGTCGCCTTTATAAGAACTACGATTAGGGAGCTCTGTGGAGCACCTGGCGAGAGTCAGTTGACGACTGCGTACATCGATCAAACGTTAAACAACTTTTACACCACAGACTTCCCGTACGCAATCAAGCTAGATCAAATGAGATCTGTGTACACTTTTTACACGCAGCCAAACATAGACCGTTATCCTTTGGACGTGAACTACAATCAAGGGGTGAGAACTCCGATGTATGTTGACGGGATCCAGGGGAATTTCTTTAAAGACAGAAGTGAGTTTTATGCAATATGGCCACGTTTTCCAACTAAGTTTCAAAGAGGGCAAAGCTCTTTAACTGCGGGGATATCGTCAATTACACAAGCAATTTTGGCGGTAGTGACAAGTACAGCCCATGGCTTGAGTACAGGCAATACGGTTTATATTACTGGTGTAGAGGGCATGACCGAGTTAAACGGGAACAGTTATGCAGTCACGGTGATTAATGCAAATACCTATTCGATTGCTGTAGATTCAACAGCTTTTACAGCATACGTATCAGGAGGCACTTGGTACCTAACGCCGATACTATTTTCATTTATGCTACCTGGACCGCTGTTAAGTAAAGAAGTCGTGATCGGTGGCGTAGATATTGAGGGAGTTTCGTTTGCGATAGCAGACAATGGAGAAGGAGATTTACAGCTACAATCTCCAAACGCTGTAGTTTCTGTGCCGTTGCAAACGACTAATCCCGCAGTGCCTGGCATGTATAATAGAAATACACGAAATCCAGGGTTAATCAATGTGACAAATGTGGGGACAGTTGACTATGTGACGGGTCAAATGGCTTTTACAAATCCGCTTCCGCTACAAGTAGGCACGCAGTTAACCATCTTTGCAACTCAATATCAGCCAGGCAGACCGTTATCTATGTTGTTTTGGAATAACGAGTTTACTTTACGTCCAGTGCCAAAGTTAATCCACAAAGTGGAGATAGAGACTTATCTTACGCCAGTGCAATTTATGCTAAGTACGGACAATCCGATCTTGAATCAGTGGGCACAGTATTTAGCTTACGGAGTGTCAGCGGAGATACTACGTCGTAGACAAGACATGGCAGGACTAGCAAATGTGATGGAAGGTTTTAGACGACAAGAAGCGTTAGTGTTAGAAAGACAGGCAACGGAAGAGATTGGGCAGAGAAATTCCACTCTATTTAGCGGTTCTACACCAAGCGTAACTGGCAACAATGGCTTTGGCCAAGGGTTTTACGGATGACCGCATACACTCCACTTTTTATCAAAGGCAACAGCACGGGTTTGGTTGAAAGCAGAGAAAACTTTCTTTTGCCAGATGATGCCTACCCAAAGCTTGAAAATGCATTTGTGTGGAGAGAGCGAATTAAACGGAAGCAAGGGTATCAACTGCTTGGGCGGTTAAGAAGAGCCTTTGTAGCTGCAGCGTTAGGTAACTCAAGCGTGACGGGGACGTTTAACGGCAATTTAATTAGTATCTTTAGTTTAGAGTCTACAGCTCAAGTACAGCCAGGAAGTGTTGTTGTCACAGATGGCACCAATACCATAACCGACAATGGATTAGGCGTGTTAGTAGGAGTCCCAGCAGGATCAGGAACTATTAACTACACCACGGGAGCTATTACGGTTGCAGGCGCAGTGGTGTCGACAGCGTTACAAGTAAATTATGCCTATTTCCCGTGTCTACCAGTTATGGGAATACGCGCAAGGGAGCTAAGTCTTAACAGCGTAGACATGACTGTGTTTTTTGACACGAAGTATGCGTATAACTTTACAGCGGGCGGTTTTGTAGAGTTTATACCTGGGACAAACTGGTCGTCGAGTCTTCCTCA